CAATCGCCAGCTCACGCTGCCGCGCGTCGTTGATTGACTTTATGTCAAGTTCGTAGGCTGCGAGGCCTAGTTTGTTTTCCTCAAGTTTCAGCCGCAGCAGTTCTTCCTCGTGCTCCATCGTGGCAATCTGAACCATCGCCAAGTCCTCGGGCGACATATCGGGTTTGAGTTCGACGCCTAACTTTTGCTCTACGAAGTCCTTGCCTTTTGCCATGACGGCATTAGCAACAAGCCCAAGACCATTTTTTAGCAGAGGCGCAATGAGCGCAGCGACCATGGGAGGCATTACTGCTTGCCCTTTAACTTTTCGCGGATGGTCAGCGCGTGCGAAACCACCGCAAACAATCCGACAATAATAGCAATGATGCCAGCAATAAACGTGATGATTTCGTTTGCACTTGAGAGCCAACTTGTGCCCGCTGCTGCAATCGATACCCCTGCGGCAATGTCCGCGCCTCTGCTTGTGTTGGTCATGGTGGTGTTCCGCCTCCCCCGGTTCGCGTAATTGTTACCGGCACGTCCGCCGTTGCGGTCAGCGGTGTGCCACCTGTCGAATCTGTCACGGTGCAGCGGTAGATGCCCGAGACAAACTCATCCTCATTAAGCGTGGCGCTGAATGTCGTGGTCGCCGCGCTTGGGCTTGTGATGGTGAAACTGTCACCGGATACAAAAGCCCAGGAATAGGTGTAGGGAGTCGTGCCACCGGAGGCAGTCACGGTGGTAGATGCCGTCGTCAATGTGGCGGTTGTTCCGGTCTTGCTAAGTGTTGTCGGCGAGGCGCTCGCGGTCATTGCTACGCGCGTGATCTCCACCGAAACGACCGCCGTTTTCGTTGCTGCTACTGCGTCGGTCACGGTGCAAGTAAAGACGGCGCTATAGGTCGAACCGCTGGCAAGGCTTGAACCGGTAAAGGTGGTCGTGGCAGAGGAAGCAGAGTCCGCCGCAATTGATGTCGAGCCGCTAGTACGAACCCATGAGTAGGTATAGGGCGCAGTGCCACCCGCAGCCGTGACCGTCACAGAGGCCGTGGTAATAGACGTGCCGGTATCCGTCTTGCTGACAGACGACGGGGCCACGGTGGCGGTTAGTGACCCGGGAATAGAGTCGGCCGCAGCGGCCACGCCATTGGTCGCCGGTTCGGTGCCAGAGGTGTTCCCCGCATCCGTCCGCACGCGAACCCAGTAGTACCGGGTCGTGGTGTCGTTCTTCGGAATGAATACCGACGTTGCCACGCCCGACCAGATGCGAGTAGCCGAGGCAAACGGAGTAACCGAGGTGTACTCGTAAACCTCATAGACCGATCCGGTAGGCAGCACAGGCGGTGCCGTCCACGAAAGGTTAAAGCCGCTTGCCAAGTTCTTGGCCGTGAGGCCGGAGGGCGCAGACGGTACGTAGGTCGATGGCACTGGGGTGCTGACAGACGTCGGAGTTTCGTAATCCCCAACGACCGGATCGCTCCAGTCGCTTGAGTCTTCCTCGCGCACGACCAACTCGACGAATCCAGCCGGGTTGAACTGCCACGATTCGCAGCGGACGTATTTGTTAGTCCAGCCTAACTCTGCAATCGTGATCTGCCCGACATCGAACGGGCGGATCTTGTATGCCGACATTCCCGCGCGGATCGTCGCCACAGTGCCATTGCGGCTGCGGCGCGACAGTAGGATGGCGTGCCGCTGCGCCTCGTATTCGTTGGTGCAGGCTGCGAAGTCAACATCCAGCCATGCCTGCTCGCCGTCGGCGCTCACATATGACGTATTAATAACCGGCTGGAATTCCATTTCCTGCCAGTTCTTGCTTGCGTTGACGAACTTACCGCGCACCGAGTTATAACGCTCGTTGTATGCAAACGCCGTGGTCACGCTCAGTCCGTTGTCCACCAAGTCTGACTCGTCAAGCGTGAACGATGGAGACTGCCACGCGCCAGCAAACATCCGCCACAGCCCGCCCGAGTAGTAGCACACGCCCGACATTGCGTCGGCAAGTTTGCTGATGTTGTCCTCGAAGCGATCCGTCGCACTCAAGATAACGTTACAGGTGTACCGTTTCTGCGTAGCCGGGCCGGGGATATTCACTAGTTCGTCGCAGATATCCGCAGCGTCAGCGACCAACACCCAGTCTATGCGGTCGGTATCCTCGCCAAGCCCGAGCCGTGTGGAAATCAGATAGTCGGCAAGGCAGAGCGCAGGGTTAGACGAATAGGCAAACGTGGACGGATCATCGAGACGCTGCGAGCCAACTCCGCCCGGCTGCGTGGAGTCCAGCCGCGGGTCATAGACTCGCTTTCCTTCCACAAGCGCGGTCACCTCCGGCTTGCCTGTCTTGTATACCGTCTCGTCGAATTGGTACGTCAGCGCGAGATAGCCGACCTCGCGGCCACGATGGCCCGAAGTCCATTCGGTGAATGCCGTGTTGAGTTTATAGTCTGCGGTCTGGTCGTTCGTGCCACGATAAGCACGCACCCATGCCTTGCCATTCCATGCGCCGCTTGTAACCTTTCCATCGTCATCTGATCCGGTGATTGCCGTGATCGTTCCGATGGCTGTGCGGTTGAAATATATCTGGCCGATGCTGTTGAGTTCGTGACCAGAGAGCGCAAGGACTTGATGGAGGAATTCGTTATTCGTGCCCGATACCAGCGGCGGGATGACGTTCATCCCAGAGACAAGCATCTCGCCGTAAATGATTCGGCGGGTTTCAATAGTCCCAGCATATTCGACATCTTGCCGGGCAGAGGGCATACGAACTTTAGGCGTAAGCGCCTTACTGATTGCGGTTGTTGCAGCAATCGTAAGCACCGTTTTCGTGATCGCATAGATGACTGGGTAATTTGTTGCAAAGTACGCAACGGCTAGAACTGCTTGAGGCATTACCAGACCCCCATAACCGAAGCCTTCGGCAATGTCACCGGGCCATCTTGCCCAAGCGCAGCAACCGCGCGCCCTGTGCAGATGCCGAGCATCTCGCGCCCTGCGTTCTCTATCAGCACGACATCGCCGCGCATTGGCCGAGTGCGCCGCATCTCGCCGAGGTACTCGCAGACCGCAGGGCCGATGCCGCCCTGCGCCTCAATGTACGCCAACGCGCTGGCCTCGTCGTGATAACGCGCGGCGAGTGCCTCGGCGTGGCGCGTGTCGTGCATCGCATCGTAAACGCGCGCGGCAAAAAGGCAGCAGTCGTCCACGCTCCACGCAAACGCGCGGCCCTCGTGCGCCTCGATGGTTTCCCACATTTTATCGAGCCAGTCTGCGCGTTTCATTTTTTCGCCGGTTGTCCGCCAGTGCCACGGCCGCTGCCGTCGGTGCCTGGAAGTCCGCCGCCGTAGGCTGCGTCACGGTTACCCCACTGAGACACAAATCCGGGGATTGCATAGGTGAGATCGAAAAACTGATCGCCGGGAAAGATCACCTGTTGATCTTCGTCCGTGTACCGACCGATGCGCGGCTCACGCCGCAAGCGGTACTCGCACGTTAACTTGATCTCTGCCACGTTCTTGGCAATGTTAAGCGACATTTGATTCATGCGCCCTTCCCAGACAACTTCCGGCGTGTCTACGAATGTGCGGTCTGTCTCGTTCAAGAATCCCAAGTAAATAATGACCGGGCGATTCTGGTAGTTCTCGGTCATGGTCGTTGACACTAGAGACGCATCAACACCCGAAAGCGTTAGGGTTATAGCGCGTGCGATAACCTCAATGCTTTCATCAACAATGTCGATCCCGCCAAACTGACCAATCCCGTAGAAGGTTTCTGCTGCGGCCTCAAGCGAAATGTTCTCGGGTACTTCCGTTTGCAGATTGTCGCCGTCTTCCATGCGGAGCAGTCCGGCAAAGGTGATCTCACCGACGCCATCGTGAACGCGGACGATGCCGGAGCCGAAATCCAGTTCGGCAAGCACCACCATGCAAACCGATGCTTTTTCGGCCTCTGCGGCATTGTCGCCGCTGATTATTCTGCTCACGCAATGTCCTCGACTAGTGACATCTCAACGTCACTGATGATGCCGGGACGGGTCGCCCACGAGACCCGCTCATCTGCAAGCATAAACCGCCCCATAGGGTTGCGGAAAACCACCGGAGCATTGTCGGCCGGTGAGGTTCGCAGCGTCGGCTCAAACATCAGATAGCCCTGCCCGGAGCCGTTCGAGTTAAGGTCGGCCGTCAGTCGCTTCAGTTCGCCGCCGATCTCTACCCAATCGCCCGCCAGCGCCAAGCCGTTTGTCGAGGCAGGCAATCCGTCGATGTTCAGCCCGCCGCCCACTTGACTCGCGCCGTTGACTAGCCCGCAGCGGGCGACCGAGGCGTAGGTTAGAAACTGGAAGTCGTTTGCCGTGCGCCCCGATATGTAGTCGTAAAACGAAACGTTGGACGATGTGCCGGACGCTGTGAAGGTTTCGACGTACTTGCCAGCCGCAGTCCGCAGCGTGCCCGAGAGCAGCCCAGATGCGCCCTGCGACGTTCCGGCCATAGCCGCTGCGCGCACGTTCCCCTTGCCAGCGCCGAGCACGAAGCGCACGGCATACGGGGCGGAGGTTACGGTAGTTAGGGCGGACTGGTAGGCATAGCGGTCAGCGACCACGCCCGCGCGGGTGAACCGCAGCCCGAAGTGTGAATCTGCCGACAGCGCCAACTCGGCATCGCTTGACGCCCAGCCGGTCGTGTTGGTCACTGCGGCATTGTTGGTCAGCAGTTCGGCATTAGCGAACGATCCCGCAAACGCCCCAGCCGGATCGGCGAGGTGCAGCCGGTTGGCCCGACCGCGCAGCGCGGCAATGAGCGACAACAGCCGCCGACGCTTGGCGGCAGAGGGCGCGCGGAAGATCAGCCGACATGACCATCGGTTGCCGGGCCGGGAGTACGTCCGCGTGGAGCCGGACAGGGCCGAGGAAAAGACCGCCGTGTTGTCGATCAGCGACCACTCGACGTCCGAGGCGACAAGATCGGGAGGCAATACGTAGTCGGTCATCGTCCCACCCCATAGCGCCGGTCGAGTTCTTCAAAGATGCGGCGGTTGTTTTCTTGCAGAATGCCCGGCAGCGCAGATTGAAGGTCGGCCGTCGCGCCTCGTGCGTCAATATTGTACACCGGAGCGACCGTCATTCCGCCGCCCATCATGGCGTTGTTAGGGACAATGCCACCCGATGAGCCAGGCACGAATAACTCGGGACCACGCTCGCCGACGATGTACGGGGTATTTTTAGATACCGGGCCACCAGACGCGCGGCCTGTGATGGCTTTGGCAAAGGACGCCATAAAGCCCGTTCCGCCTGTGAAACTTCCGAAGATAGCGCCGAGGATTTGCTGCGCTGCAAGTTCTGCCAACATTCGCCGGGTTACGTCTAGGAAACTAGACAGCATACCCTTTAGGCCACCCTTGAACGGGTCAAAAAGAAACTCAGCAAAGGCAGACTGGATATTTTGCGCGGCAGACTGAGCAAAGTTAGCCATGATCTGATCGGCCGCGTTCATCTCATCAAGAATGTTTTGCACGCTCTTGGCAATCGTCACGTCGGTTGCGGCAAAACTTGTCTCAATTAAATCTGGCGCTTCTTTTAACTTCTCATAAAATTCGTTGAGGTAGCGCATATTTGCGGCTTCAGCCTCAAACATTTTCTGACTTGCTTTCTGTGCTTCCTCTGCGCGCTTGCGGTCAAGTTCCCGCATCTGCTGATTAAACTTCCATTGGTTTTCCATCCGGTTAAGTTCGGATGGCTGAGGCGCGCGGCCACGTCTTCCGCCTTCACCCTTTCCAAGTTGCGAAGGATCTACCGGCTGTGCGAGTACGCCCAAGTCGCGGCCAACTTTAGTGACCGCTCGTGCTGCATCTGCCGCAAACTTTATGACCTCTGTAAATCCATTTATCAACGTCGTGGTAAACGAATTAGCAGCCGCCACCAGAGCCGGGTCTTTTAGCGCCTTGTTGAAGTTATCAAGCGCGCGTCGCCCTTCCTCTGTTTTCTTAGCGGCCTCTGTAATCTTACCGAATGCACTAACGAGGATTGAACCAGTCAAGAGACCGAACGCAAGGTTTACCGCCTTCGCCGTCACCTTCGCGGTACGCTCAAGCGTCTTCATGCTTCGCATCGCCGAATTGATCGCCGCCTGTGTGCGATCAACTGCAGTGATTGTTACCTGTGCTTGCGCCATGCTCGCTCCTGGTCGTCCGCTTCCATCTTGCAAGCGGCGAGTAGGTGATAAAAGTCGGCCTCGGTCATGCTGAAAATCTGTTCTGGAAGGACGGACAACCGGAGGGAAAGGGCATAAATCGCCCTAAGTTGTCCGTCCTCCATCATTTTTTTTCGGCATCCTCCACGCTTTGCGGCGTGTCGTTCATCGCAGAAACGATCTTGGCGATCACCTCTGGGTCGTAGTTGTTCAGCAGTTCGATACGCTCGGCCTTGCTGAACACCCGCCGACCCTCGACATCTCGCGCTCGGACAATAAGCGTTGTCGCCATTGCCTCAAGATCGAGTACCGTGGCATCGCCTTGTTGCTTTGCGAGCAGGAAGATTTCCCGCCGCTCGGCTAAGGTCATATCGGGCCAGTAGTAAATCGTGGTGTTCCACTCTGGAACCACGATAGGGATCAGAGTCTCCGGCGTGCGCCGGTCGGCAAACTGTGATTTTGCCTGCTCTTTCCAGTTCATAAACCCTCGCTGTTATGACGTCGCCGCCGTGAGTGCGCCGTTTCCGATGAAGTTAAAGGTGATTTCAGTGATCGCACCGCGTTGGACATTGCGGGTGATCTCCGTCACGAGCGCGCTTCCGCTGTAGCGGGTAGCGCCAGCGCCAACGCCTTCCGGGGCCAGCACGACAGAGACGTTAGAGCCAGGCGCAAGCGCAACCTGTCCGTTCGTATCGGTCTCGTCCCAGAATGCCGTGATGGTGCCGTTCCACGACTTAATCGCGGTCACGTTGTACGTCTTGTCAAGATCAGACAGCGTGGTGTCCTCGGCATACTCTGCCGTCTGCGTGAACGAAAACGAGGTTACCTCTGCCACCGTGTTGGTAGAGACCCTCACCAATCCCTCTGAGCCATGATGATTTGCCATATCGCCTCCTAACTAATAATAGTGCCCGCGTCGGTCTCATCCGTGCGGTACACGACCCGAAACTGCAAACGTGCAGAGCCAATCGGCGCATCGCCCGATGAGTCCATCGTGATGGCCGTATCTATCAACACACAATCCTTCACCAATCCACCGAGCGTGTTATCCGCTCCGATGGCGTTCTCTACCGATGCGGCTACCGCATCCAATCTATCGTCGAGGTACTGCGGATCACGCGCCACGCATTCGACAACAAGCGTTAACTCCCGGTTAAACTTTCGCGGATACGTGAGCGTGGTCTCTGTCACAACTTCCGTATTCGTATAGATCAGCGCAGCCGTGACCGTGTTAGCCGCCATCGGATACACGCGCGACTTGCTCACCGTGTCGGCAACTGCCGCTGTGGTGAGGATGCTATACACAGCGTCTCGAATGTCTTGCCGCGCGTGTCCCATCCGTTACTCCTGCAAGAGATACATATTATTCTCAAGAAGGATGTTGTATCCGTTCTCAAGTTCAATGTTCCCCGTTATCAACGGGTCAAGGTTCAGCGTTACCTCAAGTTGCAACACCGTGATTCCCGTACCATCCGGGCGGAAGTTGCGGACGGTGTAAATCTCATCGTGAATAATCAACTTGTCGCCGATGACCGGCGCGCAAGGCAAACTGTTCGACTCGATATAAAATAACGGCGTGCTGCTGGCGAACTCCGAGTTCTCAGCGACGTTGACGGCTGTATAGTCGTTATCGAATATGCCGATGATGTCGAACCGCTTGCCCTTGTTTTGATACTTGGCACGCACGCCCCAATCGCCAAGCGTGAGCATTGCCAATCTATCGCGTTGAGTTTCAACCGCCATATTTGACCGCCCATACTTCGCTGGTTGGTGTCTTGCCTACGTGCCGCACGCGGCCCGTAAACGTCGCTCGAAATAGCCGATCCCATTCGGGATAAGGTCGTGCAGACGGGTGCATCTCCACGCCGTCCCACATATCCGAATAATCCGCCGCAGAAATGATGATTGTCCCGCTACAGACCCGCTCAAGTTCAAGCAAGCCAGGCACAATGTCCGCCTCTAGTACGTGCTCGATCACGTCGAAACACGTCACAACGTCAAATGACTTGTCATCAAAAGGCAGTTTCGTAATCTCGGCACAGACAACGTGTTCGTTGCATAACGCTGGCACGGTCTCCGTGCCCTTCACCACATCGAACAAGTCAGAATCACGCGCGGCTTTTAGCAACTCACCGCGACCACAAGAAACATCCAGCAGCGACCCGGTGTGCTCAAAGACTAAACGCTTTGCAGCCTCTAGCCGTCCCGCGCTCATACGGTACGCCTCGTGCCTGGCGTACACCTCGCGGTACTTATCAAGTTCCCTTTGTCGGTCGTTCACGCTTGGGAGCCTCAAGCATTGACGGGCGGACGTACTCTGCCGCCATGCCTTTTGAAATAAGCCACCGACCGAATGTATCGTCCACGTCTACGATGCGCCCGCTCTCAAGCGTCTTGCCCTTGTAGACTCGTGATCGGATCATTTCAACTTTCATATACTTTGGAAAACCTGTGTTAAGCAGCCCGACGCGACTTTAACGCGCTCGGGGTGCTTCATGTAATCACGCACCTTGACCCATGCTTGGATATTGGAAATGCCCTCATCCAGTCGCAGGTCGCCGTTCTTGCTGTGCCAATATCTGCGGCTCGTCATGTAGTTGTCGCAGCCGCAGATGTAGATTTCATCGAAACCCATAAAGCCTGCAATCCATGTCGCAGGGCCGCCGCTGAATCCGAAGTCGGGGCAGATACCAGACCAGATATCGCACGCATCTTTGTGGTGCGAGACCACCGGAGCGTGGCCCTTAATCAGCGGATAGATTTCCTTGTCTTGGTAAACGATATAGTCCAGCCGCAAAAGTAGAGCGTGCTGGTTGACGCCGATCCAGTAGCCGTCTCGGAGTAACTTCGGACGAACTGCCTTTAGGTCGTCAATCAAAGTGGGGCCACCACCGAGGACAGCACAACGCTGTCCCCGATGGCGCCCCTCGATTGATGCAAGATCAATCATCAAGCCATTATTAGGTCGTGATGATCTCGTTGCACTCGGCAAACGACTCGGGGTGACGGACTGCGAAGTCGCAGTCGTGGAACGCCACCACTCGGGTCGTACCCGCGTTGCTGCCCGTGTACGGATCAACCATAAGGTCAATGCCGCTCCACTGGCCGATCAACAGGTCGCTCCACACGCCGAAGATCATCGCCGACAGGCTCGTGCCCGTACCCTTCGTGAGGTTCGAGGGAACCTGCTGCGAAACGTAGATCGGGAAGCCGTACAGGTTCGCCATATCCGGGCCGAGGATGAAGTTGCCTTCCACGCCGCTCGTCTGACGCGCGGTGGTGGACAACTTGGCCTTGACCTGGCCGTTCGTGAGGAACGCAGCCGACCCCGTAAGCGCGTTGTCAATCTCGACTTCACGCACGAGGCTGACCACCATGCCCCACGTCGGAGCCGCACCGTTCGTGGCGAGCGTCACCGAGCCAATGCCCGAGGTGTTCAGCACGCCGGTCGGACGGTTGGAGCCCGAACCAGCAACAGCCGCACCGTCCATCGCCACAGCAAGCGATGTGGCGAGGTCGTTACGCACGAGCGCCTCAATGTCGAGCGACGACTGCAGCATCAAGCGACGGCTGATGTCCACATACGCGCCAAGGGTCTTCGGCGACATCGTGACTTGATCGAACGCCGGAGCGTTGGTGCTCTCCGTCGGAGCCACGTTCTCAGCCACCCAGTAGGCGGTCGAGGGCGAGGTCTTGCGCGGAATGGCAACGTTGCCCTGCAGGCCCGTGAGGAACTGCGCGCCGAGGGTGTTGAGCACCATCTTGTTACGCAGCACGTCGATGAACGACGCAGCCAGCAAATCGGTTGCAACGGTGTTACCCGCCTTCGCCGTGCCGGTGGCGGTCGAGGTCGTGAGGTCACGATAAAGCACGTCGGCCGGGATCAGAATACCGCGCGAAGTGCGGCCTTCCTTGCGAGCAGCGG